ACCTAACGGTAGGGAGTCGAATTGATTAACTGCCATGATACTTTACTCTTAATTAATTGGTTATTTTTTAAATGCTTGACTGTATTTGCCCCAGCCCTTAAACAGGCCAGTCAAATTTCCTTGCCGAATCATATCGCCGGCTTCCTTGCCGACATTGCTACTACGGTAACCGCTGGCTACTGCCGCTTGCGCGTTCTCAGTTGCTTCCTGCTTCCGTTGTTCAACTACCTTAGCTGCCTTCTTCTCCGCTTGCACATTGATTTGCTTACGCAAAGCAACGGACACTGCCTTGAATTCTTTTTCAACTAGGTCAGATGTAAGAGGAATTCCTTTTTCCTCATATGGCTCAAGACGTTTTAGTGCGCTCGTCCACAGCATCTCATCGAACATTGCTTCCGTATTAGCATCCCCGAGTTTGTCGGCGAATCTATAACGGTCGAATGAAGGATGTACCGTACTTTCAAGAACTTTCATCTCAGACTGTTCACGCTCCTGCGTGATTGAGTTTCTGAAATCTTCGTTCTCTTTGTTCCGGCGGTCGAACTCAGCTTGACGCTTTTGCTCCTGCTCTTTCAGCTGGAGGAGTTCTCTTTGCTCTGGACTTGCTTTCTGAAGAAACGAGTGTCTATCGATACGCGATTTCTCCCACTCATCAAAAGCTCCTTGTCGGCCTTCGAGAAGGTCAACTAAACCAGCGACTCCATTCGACTGGTATGCTTGTTCGAGTGTGTCCCAATTACCAGAAAGTGAGGCTACCTTACCTTCTAGTTCCTTCTTAGCCCCCAATGCTTGGTCACGTTCGGCTTGCCACTTCCGTGCACCATGGGCCATCTGGACGTACTTCTTGAGTTGGTCCTTATTTTCCCAATCAATTTCAATCTTTCGCTTGCCCTTATCGTCGGTAATCGTGATTGATTCTTTCCCACTAGGTGTCTGAGGCTTTGCAGCGGCTTCTGCGGAGCCTACCTCAGAGTCTGTGGAGGTATCTTCACTTCCCTCTGACTCACCAAACAAACTATCTACCGTTGACTCTGACGTGGTAACTGAGTTGTCGTCGTCGTATGAGCTTACCGCCCGTACTCCAGAACTAGAATCAGTTGCCGCTTCACTATTATTACTTCCTGCGTTTCCACTCCGAATTGACTGTGCAATTTGCGCTATACTTGCTGCTGTTGACACCGGGCACTCCTTTGTCGGTCCGTGAGGATGCGACGATTGTTAATTGTGCCAATAGTATCAGGTAAGCGGCTAATTTGTCAAGGGATGAAAATGCGATTTATTGTTGCCCTAGTCTGTAGGTGGACCCAAGTAGGTGTAAACTCTGGGTTCTCAAGATAGAGTCCAGCCTTTTCAAGGAGTTGGATATTTTTGATACACCACGCAGCCAGTTGGCCGTCTGCGTCCACAAAGTCCACAGCCTCACAGGTGAGGTGGGCGGAGCGTTTCGCGCCTCCCGCTTTCAGATTGTATACACCCGGTCGGTATCCTGAAGAGACTTTCATCGGCTTATTGTACGCCTGCCGTATAATATTAACACATACGACTAGGCGGTCGAGGTTAGCTTTCTGTTCAGGGGAAAGGGGGGCATCCTTGTCCCGGCCCATCAGTATCTCTGAGTGGGTTACCTTCCCTGTAATCTTACTGCTCATTTAGCCTCCGACCATTGGAGGTATTGGTCCCGGAGGAGGGGCACCAAGTTCCGGTGGGGCAACAGCTCCGGCTAGGGAGGGTGTCGGCCCGGGAGTACCGCCAGGAGGTGGACCCTGTAAGGAAGCCTTCTCTTGCGCTGCTAGTTGTACGCGGTCTCTAATATGCTGCTTACACAACTCTTTAAGTTCCGGCTCCAGGAACTGAAACTCACTAGTCATGAAGTACTCTAACGCCCACGCAATCATGTTCTCGTGGTCGAGTAAGTCTTCGGGGGGAATCAAACGTCCCGTTGCTATCATCTCATCGAACACTTCTCTCTGCCTGTTCTCAGCTAAACTCAACCGGTCGTACATACCTTCTAGTTCATTTAGTTTCATCAGTTTGAGGCTGGTACGAGTAGGTACTCCCGCCTTCTCGAATAACGGCTGCAGCATCATAATCTCTTCTCGTCGGGACATTGGGTCTAAGCTAAGAGACACCCCATATTCACCAACGATATCATACCCACCGTCGATGTCGGTACCTTTGAGGTCAATGGCTTCTAGTGCGTTCTCTTTACCGATAACGTAGATAGTACGGCTAGTTGGCCAGTGTTTTACAACAAGGCTAAGGATGGACTTATATACAGATTCTACTACCAGCACGTATTTATTGAAGATACGGCGGCGAATCATGTTACCCTGGTTGGTAGCGTAGTTCATCGAGGTTCCCGATGTCTCCCTCTTCTGAACGCCGAACATGGCATCGTTAACACCCATGCCATCGTTGATACCCTGAATCATGTTGACCCTAGTTGACACCATCTCTGGCATAAGCTGAGGTACTTCCATAAAGTATGGAGGCTGATTGCTCGATATCTTGACCACATCCCAAGGACTATTACTCATACTTTGAGCAACTTCTGCGGTATCGGGTACTACCATCCGTGCCACACCGTGGGCGTGAATGTTGTCCATTACAGCAGTGTCAATCTTTAGTAGATTCTCCTGCAACTGGGCGACGTATTCTACAGAGCTTCTCCCCCACACAATGTTGGGAACATCAATATCAGTAAGGATATGGTAGGGCAGGGACGCCTGCTCGGGGATTTTCTTTAGCTTTTGCTCAATGACATCATCGGGTAGGTCGGAGTCTACTACCTTTCTAGAAGTACCTCCTTTAGCGAAGCGGAAAGGGCTCGGCCTACATGGCTCAATCACCGCACCGCCTACTGTGGTGAGGCAATACCTACCGAGGTAGCCGTTTGTTGGTAGTCCGGTCTCCCAATATTCAAGTAGTTCAACGGAGTTATAGCGAGCATTAGAGAGCTGCGACTGACGGTCGGCAGTTTTCTGGAAAGTCTCATCACGATTAACCCTGGCTGCCTGAAGTTGGTCAGCTTTGTCCGGCCACCTGGAGCAGGCCTCGTCGTAATCGACAAAGACCCGCTCCAGTACCCACTTTACCTCTTTCCAGCTACGAGCATCTGGGTCAACAAACATATTCCAGGTAAACGGGACAGTAATTGCAATGTCCCCTTCGAGTTTGACGGTACCATCTTCGTTATTCCACTCAATAATATCACCACGTCCACTATCCCAAACGGTCTTTATGAACGAGGAGCCGTAGACTAGGGTGTTGAGACTAAGTTGGTCGAATTGTTCTTGCATTTGGAAGTGACGAATCGCCCACCTGACGACTCGGTCAGCGGAGTCAGCACGACGGTGGTCGTCTTGGTCGCTACTGGTAGGCCGCATGACAACACTGGGGGGATTAGCACTCATCTGAGCGTGTAGGAAGCGGAGGTTCTTGAATACATAGACGTTATTACTATCCGCCCCCGACTGGTCAACTCCGGGAGCCATGGATGAGTACGCCTGCATCAGCGAGGTATCACCGAAGTTAAGGCCTGATGTATTGCCCGTAGAGTAGATTGAGTGCTCGTTCATCAGCCACCGCTGCTCGAACGGTCTCCTCTGTTGTCCGGCATCAGCGTACCGCTTCATGATATTGCGACTAGCTGTAGAGTCATCCCAAGCCGAGACCTTGATACTCACTGTAAACTCCTAGAAGTAGTAGCCAAATTTCTTCATAGCTGGTTCAATCATCTTAATCAGATTAACCACACGAGGCTTTGGCGGCATTTTCCTCAATGACTCCTGAAGTCTCTTGAGTACTAAGAAGTCTACCTCAGACGCACACCCGTCGTCAATCTTATCTAGACGAGAGCGGACTTGGTCCTCGATAGAGGGAGGTGCATGCTGTATTGTTTTCTCTTTACTTGGCGTATCATGAATCATCACCGATATGCCAATCTTCTTACCACCGCCTTCTTGCACGGTTGCCTCCTCTTCTTTGAATGGCCCTAGTTAGTAGTTCCATTTCAGCTTTCTTCCTCTTCTCATTAGCCTGGTAGAGTTGAGTATGCCAAGATGTGTCAATTGGTAGAGAATTCTCTCTTTTAGGTATCAGGTCAACGAAATATTGGGCACTATCACCAAGGTGCATATCACTACCGTTGGCAATCTTGCCTTCTTTGGTGTCCGACCACCTGGCACCAGTAATTTCTTCAATAAGATTCTCGACATGGGGTGCAATTCGAATGCGACAGCCGAGAGCTTCCTGAAAGTTCTTAATTAATTCAATTTTCCTATCATTCTTCTTATATACGCCGGTATATCTGATGCCCATACTAGCCGCTTGGTGGATGTACCAGCTTTCGTGGGGGTCCGCTACCCGGCGGACGATATTATAAGGACCACTAAGCTTGGCAACGGCCGCGATAATGTCAGTAGGTACAAATATTCCCTTAATATACTCTGCCTTGACACAATACCAGACACCCGTTGAGGGATTTTCCGCCCATAGTGTGTATCCGAGGGCCGAACTGGAGGCAGGGTCTACACTTTCAACGTGTCTCCACATCGGGCTGTAGTTCTCGGGCATCTCTACCATAGTCTCGTGGTTGAAATAGTAGACGGCGTTATCGTCAGATGTCCACTCACCGTAGAGACGGCTATTCCTGACGTGTTCGGGAAGGTGGGCCATGGTGGCCAGAATCTCCGCCTTCCGTTCGATATTCGCGTATAGCGGATTGTCAAGCATCTTGAAGCGGTATGTCTTAGCAATCGGTTCCACGAGGCCGTCGACAAACTTCTGTACCTTGATATTTCTAACAAGTGGGGTAAAACTGGCAAGCAGGTGCCCGCTCCTAGCCTGGATACGGACCATTAACTCGTTCATAATGTCGACTGTAGGGGGCAATTCGTCCACCCAGACGAGGTGGGCTACATACGACTGCAGACGGTCTCTGGCCATGTTTGGGTTTTCAAGGGACTGGAAGACGATTCTGTTACCGTTAGTCAGTTCAAGTCGCTGAATCATGTTACCAGTACGGACTTCTTTGTAAGTGCCCGGTTCTAGGTATGAGCGTATCTTCGGTAGAAGAGATTCCTCAATCTGCTTACCGCTTCGTCCGGCAACTACGCAGAGGAGAGGTTCTGCCCCCCAGTCGGTAGGCTTCTTCCACTTGGGGTGGGTCTCTGTCATCATCCAGGTAACTATGCGGGCGCAAGTCTGTGATTTCCCTGACTGGTTACCGGCTCGAATTATCTGTATCTTATGCTTGGTGATGTCATCCAAGACTTCTTGCTGGATGGGAGTAGGCTTACTGTCTGGGTTAATCGGGTCAAAGCACTCCTGAAGCCGGAGCTTGTCCAGCTTTGCTATGGCAGCAAGGAGCATTTTATCCGGCTGGGTCATCCGTCTCTAATCTCGTAAGGGTAGTACTGAGCCTAGCAAGGGACCATCGATACTAGCCAGGGGAGTCTATACTCGCGAAGCTAGTATGGACGACCCGCCTCATTCTTCCTGTAAGGTCTGTACTGCGGATACCGTAACTGACGCGCCGGCTGCCGTGGTTACTACCACTTCTCCTAATGAGAGTAGAGGTAGGTACGTTTGGTCGGCGGTTACATTGTTGTTCAGTTTGATGTAGAAGTTACCGGCACCGGTAATTGATTCTGTCTTTGAGTCAACGGCTGTACCGGAGCCGATGCTAGTACGCAACTTGGCAGTCACCGTCCCACTGGCTGCTGTCGTAGTGATACAGACGACTAAGTACTTGCTACCACCGGCAGTTATTGGAAATTTCTTACTGACAGGAACATCAGTCTGACTAGCTGTGACAGACGTAAGGTTCGGTAAAGTTGAGGTATTTGGTGACCAGGCATTCATTGTACTATCCTCCGCAGTCAGTATACGACAATTACTGGGAAAATGTCAACTGATTGTTTCCCGCCCCGATGACCAGATAAGTGGGAGGAAGCACTTTTAGTACCTACACTTAGCTAAAAAGGGCCAGGTCCGAAGACCCAGCCCTCACAACCTAGTGGTTGTTCGCTTACTTAGATTAGATACCTGTTCCCGATGGAATCTGGAACGATGCACTTGTAGCAGTAGACGTTGGTCCCATGAAAGTCTGTAGAGCGTAGCTGTCGTAGTTGTTAACATCGGAGCTACTAATTACGCCAGATGACGTTGGAGTTAGAACGCCTAAGTTAACCCCGTTGAAGATATCATACATTGACGGGCCAATGACTTTCACTAGCCGTACTTCCTGCATCATTGGTAGGGTTGCGCCAGACCAATCAAAAGTAGTAGTACCGTCGCCGTTGTCAGTTTGACCAATTACCACTGGGAATGAGTAGGTCACAGGTCCTGGGCCGGGGCCAGGGCCTGCTCCCATGTATGTAAACGACATCGACGGGGAACCGATGACCGTTGTTCCGCTACCCTCCGTAAACACTAAACGGTAAGTTCCGCCAAGGTTTAGAGGACTAGGTGTGTAACCGAAACCGCTGAAAGCAGGACCGAGGTTAGCAACATTCAACCAGAATCCAGCCATGTCATATTCTAGGCGAACATTTTCAGTAGTTGCGCCGAGTGCCATCCAGTTTACTATGCCAACTGCTGCGCCAAAGCTTGCGCTCATAAAATATGCGGAACTTGGTTGGCCACCACCACCCCCGCCCGAGCCAGTCTCAGAGCTTAGGTAACGAACATAGACAACGTCACCAGTAACCAGTTGACTCACACCACCAGCTGCCAGAGGTCCGGCAAAGAAGATACGGGTCTTATTGTTAGTGGTTGACACCGTGTAATCGTCGCCGTCATGAGCATACAGTGAGCCGATGAAGACCATTTCACTGTCCGCTTTACAGGTAACAGCTAGGTCAATGTAACCATTGCTAGCGTCGTCAGCAGACAAGACAATCTTCTCTTTACGGGAAGTTACTGCTTCGATTGCATCGACGCGAACGTCGAGAGCACTGTCAGCAGCTTCACGAGTAGCAGCTTCCGAGCTAACTGCAGCTTGACGGTTCGAGACTTCTTGAGCCAGCGCCGATTCTACTGCATCGACTTCACCTTGGAGTGAGGCGTCAGCAGCCTGACGGGCAGACTCTTCTGCGGAGACAGCCGCTTGCCGGTTTGAAACTTCAGCGGCCGAAGCAGCTTCGTCGTTTGTAAACCGAGTATCAATTGCAGCTTCTTGGCCTTGAGCGCGGGAAACTTCAGAACTGATAGCAGCCTGAAGAGCAGCTTCCGCCGCAGTTGCCCGGCTTTCTTCTGCAGCAACAGCCGAACTAGCGGAAGTGCCTAGAGCGGTAACAGCCGCAGTCAGGTCACTGTCAGCAGCTTGGAATGCACCGACGATTTCCGTTAAGGAATCGAGAGCAGCTGGGTCCAAGTTAGACGTAAGGTTGTCAATTTGGCTTTGCAAGTTGGCATCAGCTGCCGAACGAGTATTAGCCTCATCGCCACCCCAGGTGTCGACATAGCTCTTGGTTACTGGGTCAGCTTCTAGGACATCGAGGCGTCCCGACAATGCAGCGTCAGCAGTACCACGAGTACCGGCTTCAGCGTCAATGTTAGCTTGCAAAGAACTGTCAGCCGATTCACGAGCCGACTGTTCAGCTGAATCAGCGGCTTGACGAGCAGCTGTTTCGGTACTAAGAGCCGAAGAAGACCTGCTATTTAGGCTGTTAATTTGACTTTGTAAGCCAACGTCTGCACTTTGACGTGCCGATGCCTCGCTGCTAACGGCAGCTTGACGGTCAGAGACTTCTTGGTCGAGGTTACCTTGTAGAGCCGTGTCAGCGGATTGACGAGCCGAAGCTTCGTCAGCCACGTCGCTAGATAGGCTGGCGTCTCCAGCAGCGCGGTCAGCGGACTCTTGAGCGAGTGCTGCGTTGTTGCTGATGACGTAGCTACCAAAGGCGCTATCGCTTTCAGTATCAACCGAATTAATCAAGTTGACGATTTCTGCAAACGAGTCAGCGTCAGCGGTAGCTGCGCTTAGGATTGCATCGATACGTCCCTTCTCCGTGTCAATCGCCGACTGGAGGCCGCTATCCGCGCTCTCACGGGCCGATTGCTCAGATGCTAGGCCAGCAGCTGCGCTGTCACCGGCTGCAGATACTTGCGCATCTACATAGCTCTTACGAGCAACGTCGTTACCCTGTGATGGGTCGGCGCTAACCTGGGGCAGCTTAAGAAACTGCAGTACGTTTGAGCCGTCGAGTTTCATCAACTCAACATCCGCACCATCGGCCTGAGCGGCACGAATAGCTTCATTGTTGAGAAGCTTAAGTTTACTACCGTCAATCGCGTTGGCGGCAATAAACCCTTTTCTAATCTGTGACATAATTTTCCCTCTTGGGTAAGAATCTAACCAGGACCATCCCAGTTAGACGTTGGTTCTAGTTGAGGAAGCGTTTAGTAGAAATAGTCTACTTGTAAGATATCGCCGACGAGTAAGAGACCATCGAGTCCTAGAGAATCCCAGGAGACATCTTTACCGGCAATCGTGAAGTCGGACCCGTAAAACTGAGCGCAACCTTCACGCGGGGTAACAGATATATTATAACTCAAATCAGGTGTCAATGTCAACGTGATTCGCTTCTGGCTAAGGGCGTATTCTGTAAGAGTAAACAGTTCTGATGCTGCTTTCTTTACCGCTTCGTATTCGAGAGAACCCTTCGGTCCCCAGAAAGAAAGTTCAACAACACACTCGGTGTCACTCTCCCACCCGAAGGTAACACCCTTAGTATTAACTGAGCCAGAGAAGTAGGAAGGAGTGGTATAGTATCCGGTAGCTGCCGCGTCAGAGAAGAAGCGAGCGTCGGTGTTCAGCTGCCTGACTTTCCACCCAATATTCGTACACCCATCCGGGAACGCATACAGGGGACGTTCACCTGGACTGACAGTAATTGCAACTACAGTAAACTGATTCGCCGGCGAGACGGCTGAGTTACTAATCTCAACGACGGCCCCTGCGGACCCTGAGGGGGAGAAAGCCATTCTTAGGCCCCGCTTTCAATGAGGCGAATGTCGCACGTTGCACCGTCAGAGGTAGCGTAGATGGTGACTCCGGCCTGTATCTCGATGCCTAGGGCGTCCTTGGGACCGACCGGCCACCCGGTAGCCGGGACTGCCTTAGCTGCAGTTTCAGAGAGGTAGATGATTCCAGAGGTAGACCAGTTCTTTATAACAAGCGAGTTACGGTCGGTTAACGAGGCGGGGATTAGTACGGAGGTAGTCGGTCCTATCGTCTGCTGTCCGGTACGGATAGTAGCGGAACTAACTATCCTAGTATCTCCAGTGCCCGTGTTAACAGCACGCGCTGATAGCTCGTAGCTGCAAGCTCCTGTATACGTTACCTTCGCCCTCAGTCGGGTAGGTACTACGCTACTTCTCTTTTGGATGAGGGAGGTCGTTGGAGTTGTGATATCAGGAAAGTCAAAGAGGAGGACTTCTTTATTACCGTCATCAAGGATACCAAAGACTTGAACGTCCAAGGTACCAGAGATAGCGGTTACCCACAGTAAGGCTAGTACTGCATCAGACTGCACACTAAAGTCTATGATAGTAGTTCCCGAACTAGTCGGAGACTCCTTCTTTAGTACTTCCTGTAGTCCTTGTTTCAGTATCACTATCTACTCCTAAGACAGTGTCAATACTAACAGTCTCAACGGCAGGTGTCAAGTACTTGACTTTAGAGCGGACATATTCTTCTAGTTCGGCCCGAGACATCGACGATAGCTTGGTATCCAAATTCTCTTCCGGGGCCTTCTTGGGCATCTTATTGGCGGCATCGAGGACCAGCTTAGCTGAGTTGACCTTGGCCGTAGGGTTGGCATTCGGGTCAGTGAGTATCTCTTCGAGGCTGTCTAGGGCAAGCTGGGCCATGTATTCTAACCGCTGCTTGAACTCCTGCTTGTTCTGCCACCAGTCGACGAAGCCAGGTACCGCCCACCACCGGGAGAGGCGAGAATCGGCCCCGAGCTGCTTTGATGCAGCGAGTGTCAAAGTGTCATTGTCGCCGACACCAAGAGGATGGTCGGAGAGGCTAGTCCAGAAGGCGGCCTTTGCTCTACGCATATCTGGAGTAGGACTAAAGATTACTTCCTGGGTAGCGGCTGCTAGGACTTTACTTAAGTTATTGAGACTTGACATTGTATTCCCACGAGACGATATACGGCTACTACTACAAGTACATTATAATACTTGTAGCTACGTGTCTAGTAGCTTCTAGTTGCTTCATCTAGCTCCTGTTTAAAACAGTTACTAAATGTAAGCCCCTTCTAGTCCTCCTCATATATACCACACTGTAGCGGTACGTTTCGGGTTCTAGAAGATGCTCTCGGAAGCAGTCCGAGGTTCTTAGTTGTTATCTGTTGCGTGTTGCTAAGGCTAGGCTGCCGCTCGACTTTAACTACCAGAAGAGTTACTCCTGGTGCTCCTGAGTCGGACGAGGGCGGTGAAAGAATCACTAACTACACCCGACTAGCTTTTTAGCTCACTCTAGATAACTGTCCCGAATTGAATGGCCAGTCTTGCCTGCAGGTAAGGGGCACCAGTTTGTTACTGGCTCAACAGTGATTCTATACCCGGTAGCTTGGATTCATTTCAACCCGTCGAACCTGATACTGGAAATCTCTAGTCTCCCAGCAGCAGTGTACTTACTGGGATAGTGTCACAAGTCTCATCTCGTGTCAACGGTAATCGGGCCCCACATATTAACTTCGTGAATATATAGGCCCCTCTCAGGAACAGGATATAGGACCCTGAGTACCTACCTTAAACCTAAATCAAGGATAGTAGTATCTGCTCACCTATCAGCTCACGAGCTAACAATCCGCTCAGATAGTTAGCCTTCCGTCTTACTAAGCTCAGATAGTAGGCGGTCGTACCTAGAGGCAATAATCATACAGTGGTCGAGGAAAGTCTTCGTATCCGTTGCCATTTTCATCCTATTACACACCGAACAGCAAGGAATGACGTTACTATCTATATAGCCCTCTTTGCTATTTACCCTATCTATCCCATTCATCACTGCCGTAACAGTTCTACCCTTACCCTTATTGGGCTTACTCTTATACGGCCTTGGTGGACTCCCACAGTACGTGCAGTCCTGTTCCACTATTTCCACGAATTGTTCGGGACTTAGGGACCAGATTATCTGCCTGTCGATGGCTCCTTTAATATACCTGCGAAGCTGGGCCCGGAGTCCAGCTACCTTGGAGAACTTACCTGTCACCTTGAGGGCGGTGTCCATGGCGTTGTTCTTCATTAAAGCCGAGTGATAATCGCACTGTCCACACGTCTTGATGTATCCGGCAGCGGCGTCAGAACCACGTACTTCCTTCAACCGGCCGCAATCGCATTGTGCTAACCAATACATCCCCCTACCACTACCCCCGTACCTGACCGGGTGCATCATTGTAAGGTGGTTATATTTCTTGTCTTTATGATTAGTCCTACGCGCAGCCATAAGTGCCTCTTTCTATTGATAATAGCAACTATGAACCAGAGAGTCAACTATAAAGGGGCGGAACCCTAGGCATCCCCGTGTGTAGAAAGGGAAATTCTTCATCCTGGGTGGGGGTCCGGCGGCACTTACCTATTGCCCAATCCCCCCAGCTGCCTCGTCCCCTTTGTATAGGAGAGAGGTAAATATCCATCTCCAATCTCACCATCCCACCGTCCACCACCAATCGCACAGCCAATCGTACCCAATTCGGGTGCCATCGTACCCAATACCCCCCCGAGTAACCGGGTGCTGTATAGGGAGTTGACACCCCTGGTTATACCTTGGTCACTTTTCTATCTGATATCATTCACCTTTCCAGCATTTGT